GCCGGGGCCGCCCGTGCCGTAGCGCGACAGCACCCGGTATTCAAACAGCCCCTCCGCAACTCGGCGTCGCTCGACCGTGAACGCCCCGAACCGGGGCTTGCGCAGGTCCCGCAGGCGGGCGGACACCGATTGCTCCGTGCCGCCGACCGCCGCGCGAATGGCCCCAAGCGTGCGCCAGCGGGAATCGAGCATAAGGGCCTTGACCCGATCGAGTTGCGAGGCAAGCCGCGCCCCATCCGCGACGGTAAGCGCTGCGCCGTCAAAGTGCGGCGCAACCGGAAAGAGCGGCGGCTGCATCATCGCATCACCGCAACGAGCGCAACGCCGGCAACGATCAGGATGACCAGGAGCGCCCCGAGCGCAAGCGGGCCGAAGCCCTCCGGCGCGCGGCGCGGGTCGGGGCGATACCAATCACGCCGAATGACCGGCTCGCCCGCGACCGTATCGACTCGTGGCGTGAGGTCGTGCGTAACCTTGTAGCCCATTAGAACGGGACTTCCTCGTCGTCAAAATCATCATCATCGAACGGCTCGCCACCGGGAATGGGTTTTTTGGCCCCTTGCGGGCCCGCTGAGGCGTTCTGCTTGGCCCGCGCGGTCATTTCTTCAAACGCCGTGCGAAACGTGCGCCGTGGAGCCTCCGCCGGTGCTTCGGTCGGCCGTCGCACGACCTCGGTAATCTTCGGGTACTTGCCGGGCTGCTTGATAATGACCATGCACGGGATAGGCTCAACGTGCGCTTGCGCCCATCGCGCAAGATCGCCGGGGCCGGCCGTATTGCCGAGTCCCGAAAGTTCCACCAGGCGGTCGTAGAGCTTCGAGGAGCGCACGGCCTGTCCGTTGACCTGCCGGGGCGCAGCGATCTTAAAGGTCATCTGCTCCTGTTCGGTCGTGGTGTTCCCGAGGTCGTAGCGCAACGCGATCATCTTTTCGCGCACGCGCCCTTCGCCCTTGCATTTTTTGCAATCCTCATCGCCCGTTTGCCCTTTGCAGTTGAAACAGCTATTGGTGGCTTCCCAGGCATCGGTGAAGCCCAGAAAGAAAGCATTATTGTAAACGCCGGACGGAGCGGAGATTTTCGAGTAGGTGCCGGTCTCTTGCGGCACCGCGTCGTTCCAATTTGTGGGCATCGTTGGTCCCTTTTCTACCTCGTCTGGAGGTGGTGTTCCGCGACATAGGCGGGGTTGCTGCGACAGGTGATGACCGGGCAACTGCGGCAGAGGTAACTGACCCCCTTCGCGTTGCGGGTCCATTGCGGCGGGTTCGGGTCGGGCTCGACGGTCGGGTCGAGCACGGCCCGCATGGCCTGCAAGCGCTCCTCGACCGCCGGCCATTCCTCGTCGGTGGTGAAGTGGTAATCCCGATCGGCACCCGTGCCGCGATCGGAAACGTGGATCGTGAAGCTCGGAGCGCGCAACGCCTTCGCGTAGAAGCACGCCTGCAGCACGTACTGCGTGCTCTTCTTGCGCAGGGTGTCCCGGTCGGGATGCTGCGGCGCGCCGTAGCCGTCACGAAAGAGCATGGTCGTCTTGATCTCAATCAGGTGGCGTTCGTCGGCACCATTCTTGAGGTAGGTGTAGAGGTCGGGATGACCGACCACGCCGAGGTAATCGATCGTGGTCCCATGGAGGCATTCGTAGCCGGCCTCTTCGAGCGCCGCGAACACGGTCTGCTCGTAGCGCAAGCCGTACTCCATTTTTTTCCGCGTGAGGTCATCGAATTCCGACTCCAGGCCGTTGTGGATGCGGTTCCAGACCGCGCGCTCGCACCCGTTTGCGATGTCGGCAACGTGGAGCTTCGTCGGCCCGTTGCCGCCGGCGGCGCGATCCTTGCGCCCTTGGAGGTGCTTGGCCCGCAAATAGGAGCTAACGAGACCGCTGATATCTATCGGCACAGCGGACACGGGATGTCGGCGGCAAGGGCGAAGTCGTGGAGTGCTTGATGCGCTTTACGCAATTCGTCGAGATAGCCGCGCAGCTCGGTTGCGGCATTGGCGGCAATCGTACGAAGTTCGGTTGCGGCATCAGCGGCAATCTCGCCGGTTTCGGTCGTGAGGTCCCGATTCATAGTATCCCCCTAGTAGGTGCGTTCTTAGACGTTGGTGCGCGCCTTACGCGGCCGTAACGCTCGTTCGCACAGGTCAAGCATGGCCTGTGAAATCGAGCCGCCACAACGACGGTCAGCGTATTCCTGGATGCGCGCCATTAACTCCCGCCGGTCTACGGGCACATAAATAGTGCGTGAATGGAACTCAGCCATACCTACATACTATACTATACGGGCTACGATAACAAGACCTTATGTGTAAGTAGGCTACGAAGTATTAGTCGGAAGAGGATAGGAAAGAGGTGGGCCGTTGTCGAAACGTGCGTCCGTAGGGGGAGTGCGTTAGCACGACCAGGCTCCGGCTCCTTGACGTAGGGGCTCCTGCGTCAAGTTGGAAAAAAAATCCTCGCTGCTTTAAAAGCAACCAGGCGTCAAGTATGCCGTATGCCTGTATAATTGGGGTTGGCTTCTGGGCTCTCTAGCACATCGGGTCTTTGAAAAAAAGAAAACCGCCTGCCGTGCAGGACACGGGCGAGAAAGGGAGAAGCGGGACAATGTGGTTCCCATGACCATGGGATTCGGTACATCGTACCGGGTCCCTTTTTTTTTAAGATTCGCTAGGTCTCTTAGCTATGCATGGTCAAGAAGGTTTGTGTCGCAGAAGTGCTTGCGACTTTATATACTTGGCGGAAGTTACCGCTGGAGGCCAAAATGAGGAATGGTGACAGGGCGGCAACGCGGTAGATCGTTTTGTCGCTGCTAGCATCTACCTCGGCGACATGGGAGAGAAGGAGTTGATTTCAATGGAAACGCTAGATGATGTTCCGGAATCGCGTTTTCTATGAAGTGCGGTCCGTCAAGCAAATCATTTCCGAACAGGGAATTAAGCCGTTGGGAGATTTCTCCCATCTGGCGTTGGACGAATACGGTAAGCGCCGAGGAATTTAATAGTTTCATTCGCGAGTCCCGACGATGTACGCAACCTCAGCGTTACCGCAGCCCATTCGCGGGCAGGCAACACCATTCGGGAAGCGCAGTTCAGTGACGAACTTGTGCGCCACGTCCGGGTCGGAGAAGTATCTCACTGCCTCTAGGAGAGTGGCCGGAACCTTGGTTTCCATGCTTCCACCATATACCTAATTAGCACTTCCGTCAAAGTATATAATGTCGAGTGCTTGAGAATTCATACTGCACCAAACAGACCGAGACGGTCCTGGATGAGTGTGTGATATTCGGGATTGATCTCGTAAACCGATCGCGACCTCGGCGGTCGTCCCGGTACCCATGAACGGGTCGAGAATGATTCCATCCTTTGGTGATCCGGCAAGGATACAGCGGCGGGCTAACTCCCTGGGCATGATGGCAGAGTGCTCGCCTGTGTAGGGTTCGGTTGGGATGGACCATACGCTACGAGCGTTCGCGCCGATAAAACCCTCGTCGCCTGCGGCCTTGCGCGGCTGCCACGTGATGGCTTTCATCGCGCCGTTGGTCTTCCCGCGGGCGTGCGCTCGCGTCGAGCCCTTTTGCGCATCGACGTTCTGCGAGAGGCGAGCTATTGACGATTCGGCCAGCGGTTCGCGGATTGCGTCCTGATCGTAGAAGTACCGTGGGTTCTTGGTCAAAAGAAAAACGTATTCGTGCGCAAGTGTTGTGCGGTCCGTTACGCTCGACGGCATCCGGTTTGGCTTGTGCCATACGATCGTATCGCGCAACCACCAGCCATCGGCTCGCAGCGCCATCGCGACGGCATGCGGAACAAGCATCTGATCTTTTTCCTTGAACCCGCCGGCGCGTCTATTCACGCGGCGGTTGGTAGCCCGTGAAGGGGCGTAGCAATCGCCCAGGTTGAGCCAGAGCGTGCCGTCAGGACGCAGAACCCGCCGAACCTCGCGGAACACGCCCACAAGCCTCGCAACGTAGGCTTCCAGCGACGGCTCGCGCCCGATCTGCCCGTCAACGCCGTAGTCCCGTAAACCAAAGTACGGAGGCGAGGTGACGCAGGCGTGGATTGAATCGCCGGGAATCTCCGGCATCCGCTCGGCGCTGCCGAGATGCACGCGGTTCCAAAGGTCGCCGTCCGCGCTTGCGCTCTTATCGCTCATCGCATACCCTGTCGCATCCGATACAGCTCGCGGTTCAATGCGTCAATGCGCGCCTGATTCGCATAATGCACGGCGTCAAGGAAACCGCGGGCCTTTGACTTGCGCGCGCGCCTGCAATTTTTCGATCTCGCGCCGAATCTCGTTCACGTTTAAGCGCTTTGCGCTTTGTTCCATCGTACTCATGCCTTTTAGGCAAGCAGGTGCCGGGTCACGCGCGAGAGGGTGATCCGCGCCTCGGGGGCTACCCGGCGAATGACCTCGACCCGCCGCAAGGCTTCGAGGATCGTGCGCGGATAGGTGCGGTGTCCATTGACGGTCAGGCGATAGATAATCATGACGTGTTCTCCTTCGCTGCCGCACGCAGGCGGAGCTGACGCGCACGCGAGGAATTCGCGCACGTTTGACAGGTTGTACGGTTCTCGCGCGACGGCCGCGCTCCGCAGGTGATACAGTAGCCCATTGCCGCACGCTTGCGACGCCAGGCAGCTTGACGCTGCGCGCTCATATGCGCCCCGATCCGAAGCAATACGGACAAGGACGCCGGGCACGGTCGGCCGTCAAGGCTGCGAGGTCGGCCGCGTGACGCGCGCGCTTCTCGTCCGTCTTTGCGCGACGGTAGCGCGAGCGGAGGGCGTGGTAGGCGCGACGATAGATGACACCACAGCGCGTGCAGCGCCTCTGGATACCGTTCGGCCGAAAGACGGTGCTGCAATCAATGCAGGCCGCCTTTGGTTCGATGACGCTCACAACAAACACCAACCTTTCGCAAAGTAATAGTATCTATCACTACTATACTATAGTGGCGTAACAGCGTCAAGCTGCCCGGCGAGGTCATTGACGGGGCGTGGTAGGATGGAGCTAAGAGTGCGGCTCAATGCCTTACGGCAACGAGGCACCGGCACGGACCGCTGCGGCGTCAAGGTGATCGCAGAACAACGAAACCGCCCGGCGCTATGAAGCGATACCCCTTCACGCCTTGAGTGCCTTAGGAAAGCACGGTACCTGGTCACGGATTCCTAACCGCGAGCGCAGCGAGCACCTCCAAGGGCCGTCCAGGCCCGCATTACTCACCTCCCGCTCAACACTACACCACCGCAACCGCACCGCGAAGCGCAACACCAACAACACCAACAACGAACAAAAAACACAATAACCAACACAAAGCAAGGCAGCTAGTTACTAGTTAGTAACTAATAATTAGTAAGTTAGATAGCCTGCAGGTTGCTCGGTTGCTAAATTGCTAGATAGCTTGATAGCTGTATAGCTGTATTAGTTAGATTGCTAGATTGCTAGATTGCTAGATTGCTAGATTGCTAAATACCTTGCAATCAATGAACCCCAGTCACTATAACACCTATCGGCCCCCACGACCCCAAAACACTGCGCATAGCGCCGAGGTGGAGATTTTTTCAATTTTTTTTCTTGTGGTAAACTGTGGTGAAATGGGAGCGAAGGATGGGAAGGCTGCGAAGCGTCGTGTTGGGCTGCGTGCTGCGAAGCGGTGGATGGTTGCGTGCGAGCGGCGGGTATTGCCGAGTTTGGTGGTAAAGGGGAAGCGGTATGCCTGAGTGGGCTGAGTGGCCTGAACGTGATGGTGCTGGGGATGAGGAGTGCTAATGCGTAGGTGTGTGTGGTTGGTGCTGGTGCTGGTCGCGGTGGGTGTTGCGACGAGCGGTCGTGGTGAGGTGCGGGCTGCTCCGGTTCCGCAGCCGTCGGCAACGGTGCTGGACGTGTCGCATCGGCTGCCTGCGTCGGTGAAGAAGGGTGCGTTTGAGCCGATTCCGTGCGTGGTGTTACTGGAGCAGGCGAAGCTCAAGGGGAGTGATCCGGTGGATGCGTTGAACGTTGGGCGGCTTTTCGGGGTTGCGCTGTTGTTGCGTGGTGCAGCCGGCGGCAAGGTTCCGGAGTCGGTTTTTGACGCGGCGTATGCCGACGTGCTGAACTGCTTTTCGTGGCAGTAGCGTGCGTTTGCGCTGGCATCACTTCTGCGATTCGGTCATTGCCGGAACGATCGTGCACGGCGCAATGAACGACGAGGTGCTCACCGAGGCGGCGCTTGATGCTTTTGAGATTACGCCCAGCCCCTCGGCCGACCCGGTGAAGATCGCCGATGAGCGCAAGCGGGCATTGCGTAAGGCCAAGAGCCTGCTGCGTAAGCCGCATGTGAAGATGCGCCTAGCGGAGATTTACGAGCTTGAGAAGTTTGACATCATGGATGCGGTCCGCATGCATATCAAGCATATCAAGGGGTTCGAGCGGCAAGTAGTTGACGAGCGGACGGGGGAGCTGATGACGGTGCAGGACCCGCCGAACTATGCGGCCTTGAAGGACTACTGGAAGATGACGCTGCCCGAAGCGCCCAAGACGCTCAACGTGAACCAGCGCAGCGTTAATGTCAATGCGACCTTTGAGGAGGCCCTGCGGAGCACGATGCCGCAAATTAGCGCGCGGGTCATCGGGAAGGCGAAAGTGCGCGAATGACGCCGGAATGTTTAATCGAGGCGGTCATGCGTGGCCTGGTGCGTGCGGTGCTCGAATCGGGGGTGAAAGACCGGACCGCAGCGCCGCGAGGGAAGCGAAGCGTAGCAAAACGGCTGCCGGCGCGCAAGCGGCAAGCACTGGTTTCACGTGAAACCCTGCAAGCCGCGCAACCGCCCGTGCAGGCTTCGATGTTTGAGCCGCCCTCGCCCGGCGTGCCGAGCCCGCGCGAGTTGGATGAGATCATGGAGTCGATCGAGTCCCAGCTTCGCGGGGAGGTGCCCGAAGGCTATCGCGTGCCGTCCGAAGGAGACCAACGCTGGATGGGGAGATAAGCCCGGCGTGAATAATGCTGCGCGACCAAAGGTTCTCGACCAGCTTCACCCGCGCGCTATTGCCATCTTCAAGCAGATGGGGTTTGCTGTTCCCGAAGGTTACAGCGACGACGGCGTACCGTTCTTTACGGGGGTGCCGAACGACACCTGGCGCGCCCTTGAAGCCAACCACCCCAAACTCTTAGCCGAACTGCTGCACATCCTACGCACGGACTTTCCGACGTTTTGCATCTTGTGCGAAAAGATTTTCGCCAAGAAGGTCGGCCGGCTCATTCCTTTCGTGTTCAATCGCCCGCAACTGATCGCCTGGAACACGATGGCCGAGCAGCTTGCCGAAGGTAAGACGCTCTTCCTCGTGTTCTTAAAGTCGCGGCAGGTCGGCATCTCGACCTTGGTCGGGGCGTTCCAGCACTGGCAGGTCTGGCGTCTCTCGGATATTGAGTGTTCGATGGTTGGGCACGAGAAGGCGCTCGTGCATAGCTTTATCGATCGCTTGCGTATCTTCCATGACGAATTGCCGCCGATTGCAGGTATTGCACGCCGGCTGCGGAGCGATTCGCAAAAAGCGCGCGTTCCCAAAGACGAACTGTACTATGCGGATATGCGCAGTAAGATTACGACCGTTGTTGCTAAGAACGTCGAGTCTCGCGGCCGCTCGTCAACGCATGTCCTCCTCTCGGAACTTGCCTTTTACGACGATCCCGACTCGCTCTTGCAATCGCTCTTGCCGCAGTTGCCGCCGGTTGGAAGTGAAGCGCGCAAGCAATGCTCGGTCATTATCGAGACGACCCCAAATGGGAAAAATGCGTTCTACGATATGTGGCAACAAACGAAGTTGTATGCTACCGAGTGGGTCCTCATCTTCTTGCCGTGGATGGTCATGGAGGATGAATACAGCCTTGAACCGCCCAAGGGCTGGCGCATGGATGACGACGAGTTAGCGTTGCAAAAGCGTCTCTCGCATATTCGCAAACAGATCGACGGCAAAACGGTCACGCGCGCGCAAATGTACTGGCGCCACCATACGCTCAATTCGGACTACCGCGGCGATATCGACCGCTTCGATATGGAGTATCCAAGCGACGATGAAACGTGCTTCCTGATTAAGTCGCGCTCCATGTTCAAATCGCAAATGCGGTATCTGCAAGCGTGTGTCGTGGAAAACGAATCACGCGCGCCGGAGATGTTTAAAAAGCGGCAGATGGAATGTACGGGAAAGTTTGTTCGCGGTGATTTACGCTTCGAGCGGTTTAACAATCCGTTCGGGCCGCAAAAGGCCACGCTTGCACAGTTGCGCCTAGAGCCGGAGTTTAAGGCAACTCCGGACGGGCATCTACTTGTTTGGTCTCCGCCGCAAGTCGGACATACCTACGTCATCGGCATGGATTGCGCCTCGGGGATACTCGAACGCGATAATGCCGTTGCGTGCGTGATCGACGTAAACGAAGGGCGGCAAGTCGCAGAGTACGCGCATAGCATAGGGCCCGAAGATTTTTCGGACTTCGCCGTTGCCCTCGGGTACTGGTACAACACCGCCATGCTCTACCCGGAGATCAACGGCGTCGGCACGGTCTGTATCAAACGCCTTAAACAAGTCTGGCAGTACCCGATGGTTGGGCGTGAAGAGAAGTGGGATGAAATCGGCGTGAAGGCCAACAAGTTCGGTCACTACACGAACGATATGAATAAGCCTATTATGATTTCGTTCTTGAAGTATCTGGTTGACGAACATTACTTGAGCATTGCCTCCGATGCGCTGCTCTCCGAGATGTCTACCTTCATCGTCTCCAATTCCAGCGGCTACGAGAGCTTCGAGGCCGACGGCAACAGCCGCGACGATCGCGTCATGGCGCTTGCCCTTGCCTGCTACGTCATCCGGCAGTCGCCCAAGCTCACGGCCTTGCTTCCCGGCAAGCCGCACGCCGCCGGCATTCCGCAGGCCGCGATCAACGATAGCCCGCCGCCAGGGTGGGATAGGCCCGAACTGCCGGACGTGGTAAAATCGCAAATGGAAAGCACCTGGTCGCCCCCTTGGAACCCGGTGCGGAGCGAATTGGAAATGGTGGACTTGTAGATGGCCAGGTACGATTTCGTATGTCGGATCGACGGCCGCTTCGAGGTGTCGCTGCCCATGTGCGGCGCGATCGAAGCCGCCTGCCCGACCTGCGGCGCGCAGGCGAAGCGCATCTACACCCTGCCGCAATTCACCCAAGATACCCTGCGCCTCTGGCGCAACCATATCGACGGATCGCGCTTCTCCTACACCCTCGGGCAAGAGATGCCCGAGACGCGCCGGGACCTCGAACGGCTCTACATCCAGAAGGGCTGGGAGCCGGTCAGCAAAGCGACGATGCCGGAGGAGTGGAAGGAAAACGCCGAGTACCGCGCCCAGGTCGATGCTGGCGGGCAGCGCGAAAAGCCCAAGCCGGACGATACATCCAAGGGGACCAAGGTGGCCGACCTCGTTCGGGCTGCGCGCTTTAGGGTGAACCCATGAGGACCGAAACGGTCGATCCCGAATACCAAACCAAACTCGTGCGCCATGTGGTGCGCCTCATTTCGATGGCCGACAAGGGCGAGGACGCCAGGCGCAAGTCCGACCGCGTTGGCGGCAATCTCTACTACGGCAAGCATTGGAACGTCGCGGTCGCAAGCTCGCGCTCGGCGCTCGTGGTCAACCTCTCGAAGGCGCTCATCGATCATAAGATCAGCATCATGACCAAGCAGCGCCCGCTTCCGGTCATTGAAGCGACCGACGTTGGCGATGAGGAGTCCGCGCGCCTTATGCGCTCGTGCATCATGCAATGGTGGGACCGCGACCGGATGCAGCGCAAACTCGAACAGGCGCTCTTCCTCGCCAACACGACCCGCAGTTCGGCGATCAAAGTCCTTTGGGATTCGACCCTCAACGATCGCGCGGGGGACATTACCTGCGACGTGATCCCCGGCTGGCGTCTCATCGTGGACCCGCGCACGACCAACCCCAAGCGGATGCAGTACGCGGGCGACCGGGCGACCATGACGCGCTCTCGTGCGATGCTGCTCTACCCGCAGGCCGCCGCGCGCATCCAAGATGCCCCATCTGCGACCGACCAAGGCCCGCAGGCAAACGCCGTGGGGCGCGGCTCACCGCTGCGCGACCCCTGGCAAAAACTTTCGTTCGATACCTCCACCACCGGCATCGTCAACGGCACGCCGACCCTCTTTAGCGGCGGCGGCCCCAACCACCCAAGCGGCATCGAAGAGATGGTCGAGGTGGCGGAGGTCTACCTGAAGGACCATACGCTGGTCGAGAAGATGCAGCCCAAGAAGCACCCGACCACGGGGCAAGTCCTACAGAAGCCGACGATGGACGCGCAGGGGATGCCGCAGTTCCGCGAGATCGAGCCGACAAAGCATGTTGTGGACGGCTTCGAGATTCACACACCGAACTTCGAACTCGTCATGGAAGATGTTCTGGAGCCCGTGCAGGTGTTTAAGTACCCGCACTGGCGTCGCGTGACGGTCATGCTGGACGGCTCGCCGGATTCGCAACTGCTCGAAGATGTTGCCTGGGACTTTCCGCTGCCGTATGCCTTCGTGCATGACGGCCAGGCGCTCGAAGGGTTCTGGGTCAAGGGCTCGATTTTGGACCTCGAAACGCTGCAGGGCGCGCTGAACGTGTCGCTCTCGACCATGCTCGACAACCTGCGCTTCTCGGCCTACCGGGCCTATATTGCCTACAACGGCTCGCTGCTCGAACGAACAAACATGAACCTCTCGCCCGGCGAGATTATCCGGGCCGGCGAGAAGGGCACGATCGAACCGCTGCCCGTTCCGGATGTGTCCCCTGCCTGGTTCCAATGGGTGAACTTCGTCATGTCGCTCATGGAGCGGGTCTTAGGCGCAACGGGCATCATGCAGGGCGAAGCGGCCGGCCGTGTGGATTCTGCGGCAGGCTACGATATGTTAGCTGAGATCGGCGGCTCGCGCATCGTGAAGGCCGCGCAGCGCATGGAGTCGGCCATCTCCGATGTCGCGGCCATCGTCGGGGAGATCATGCAACGCAAGTACACCGAGCGGCACGCCGTCGAGGTGGAGGACGCGACCGGGAACGTCACCTTCGAGCGCATCACCCCGGGCTCTCTGCTCGGGTCGTTCTCCTATAAGACCCTTACCGGAAGTAGCCTCGCATGGTCCGAATCCTCCATTCGGGCGCGGGTCATGGAAGAGTTTAACCTGGGGCTGCGCGATAAGGTCAGCGTATGGAAGGCCATGCATATCGAGGACTGGCGTCAGATCATGAAGCGCATGGAGACGCTGCCGGCGCAGTTGCAGCCCGCGCCGCCGCCACGGACCCGCAAGAGCATCCCGGCCCACCAGCATCCCCCCAAAGGCAGGCGCGCATGAGTGAAGAGGCCCTGCGGAACACCCTCGCCCGGTTACGGGAAGAGAACCCGGAGGTCGTTCGCGAGTTGCTAGAGGTGCTTGAGCGGCCAAAGTATTCGCAGCAGATCGTGCTCAAGTTTAACCAGCATCGGCTGGCCTACGCTGAGTTTAGCCACACCGCACGGGGCAGGACAAAGTAGACAAGTTTTTACCTGCATGGTAAGGTGGAATCGGTAAACGGACCATTGGTACCCATCCAAGGTTGCTCGCAGCGCTTCGGCGCGGTTAGCAACCTTTTTTTATGAGGGAACGTGTCGGTAGGAATTGGCCCCGGGCAACCGCCCATGACCGCCCCGCAGCAGAGTCAACTTGCCGCGGCCCTTGGCGCTTCCGCGCCGCCCGCGAACGCCCAGACCCCGACCCAGCGGCTTGACCCGCAGCACGAGTGGTTCATCGCCGTGCAGCGCGTGCGGATGACCCTGCGCGACATCATCGACCGCAACCTTGACGACCGCGATCCGGTCACGCAAAGCCTCTTCGTGGCCATGCACATCGCCACGGAGAAACTGCTCGCGCAGATCGATCCGAAGATCACGGCGCTCCTGTGCGCCGCGTCGATCGTCAAGGGCATTAACCCGAACCTTGGCTCGCAGCTTGAAATGCTGGCCGCTCAAAGTTCTGCGCCTCCTACGGTCCCGGGAGTTCCGCAGGTTGCCGCGCCACCTCCCCTCGGCGGGATGGGCGCGGGCGGACCAACGGCAGGGCCGCCGACGGGGATGCCTCCGGGCATGCCGATGGTGCCCCCTGTGTCGCCCGGAATGCCTCCGGGTTAAGCCTTCGGCAGAAAGGAAGCTCCGCAATGCGTAAGCACAAGCGTGGCAAAAAGGGTCGCAAAAAGTAGCCCCGCTGCAGTAGTCATCCACCGGCCGGGAGCGGTGTATATCTCCCGGAACTTTTTCATTCCCAGGGGATACCAGTTATGAACGAATCAATAAACGACCAGCCAACAACAAGCGTAGAGGCCCCGCAAACACCGCAAGCGCCACAGGCGATCTATGAGGCCGACCCGCGCATGCTTGCGCTGCATAACGAATTGCAGCAGTACCAGCAGGCGATAATGGAGTTGCAGCCGCACGCGCCGATTATCGAGCGGCTCGTCTCCGACCCGGACGCTAAGAAGTTTGTGCAAGAGGCGCTCGCGTCGTACACGGAAATGCAGAAGCGGCGCGAGCCGGAACTGCCGGCCGAGTTGCGCCCGCTCGAATCGAAGATCACCAAGCTCAATGAGTACGTCGAGAACCTGCAGCAGCGCGAGCAGCAGGCCACGCAGGCCGCGCAGCAGCAGGCTTTTCAGGCCGAGTACGCCTATGCCGAGCGCCTCGTTGCGCAGCACCCGGAGTTGGCCGAGGATAACTATTTCGCGATCCAGGCGTTAAAACAGTACGCCACGCAAAACGGAATTTCGCTTGAGCAAGCCTATAAACGGCGCGGCTCGCAATTCCTCAAACAAGATACGGCACCTGCGCTGCCGTCAAGTCTGCGCGCAGATTTAGGGGAACTCGGAGTGCCGACCGGCGAGCGATCGACCGGCGCGGCACCTCCAACTGCTGTCAGTTTCCGCGATGCTTTGCTCGCGAAAATGCGACAGGAACAACGAGGAGCATAACGATTCATGGCCGACTATTCGGGTAGCTACGCCTACCTCAATAGCTTGCAGGCTATCACCCGCGAAGGCTTTGTTACCAAAGCCATCGTGGATACGGTATTCACCTCCAGCCGCTTCTTCCAGGCCATTCGCGGCGAGACGGACACCCAAAACGGGGCGCTCGCGTTGACCTGGCCGTTGAATATCGGAAAGTCAACCAACACGGTTGCCTTCTCCGGTGGGCAGGCGCTTCCGGCCAATACGCTCGATACGTTCATTCGTGCGTCCCTGCCCTGGAAGTACTACGCCGATGCGCTGGCGCTGAACATCACCGACCTGCAGCAAAACGATTCTCCCGAGGCGATTGCCTCGCTCGTCGATTCGCAACTCGACATCGTGAAGATGTCGCTTGTCGATCGCCTCGCGGGCGATTTCCTCACCTCGACGCAAGCGGCGTACCCGTTGCAACTTAACGGCTTTGCCGAAGCGATCGACGATGGCACGGTAGCCACGACATACGCGAACGTTTCGCGCACCACCTACCCAACGCAATGGAAGGCGCAAACGAGCTACAACATCACGTCGAGCACGCTCAACGCCCTGTATTCGCTTGACCTTCAATGCTCGACGGACGGACACCGCCCGAACCTTTACGCGACCACCCGGCTGAACTTCGCGACCTTGCAGAATAGCCTCTATTCGCAAGACCGCTATAACCAGCCCGACATGGCGCGTACAGTCGGCGGTTACGACCTTATTTTTAACGGCAACCCGGTTATCTGGGACCCGCATATTCCGACCGGCGTCGTGTCGCCGCAAACAGGCTCCGGCAGCGGCGGTTTGTTCTACCTCGTCAACCGCTCGACCCTGAAGTTTGTCATTGATCCAAAGATGAACTTCCAGGCGTCGGAATGGCTAAAAAGCACCACGTCCGCGCAAATCATCTCGCGTATCCTCTTCGCCGGCAACGTCGTCGTCATTCGACCGCCGTCGAACGGTGTCGCCTGGATTTCGGGAGGTTAATCATCATGGCAAAGAAGAGCAAGGGCAACAGCAACGGGTTCATTCAAACGCCGGGCGGTATCGCCACGCCGGTCCAACAGTTCACCTCGGACGCGGGCCTCAGCACGCCTCCGGTTCCGGGCGAGTACGGGCCTCACGGCGACGGCGCGTTTCCGGACGGTGGCAAGCCGGGCGGCAATGCGGCAGCGCTCAATGCGTACTTCCGTAAGGGAGGCAAGAAGTAATGCCGTATTCCCGTGCCGTCAATAGCCCTTCGGGCTTTAACTACCAGGCCGACGCGGCATACGTCGATGTCGTCGTGCAGCTCGCCAGTGGTGCGGTTTGTACGACGGGTCAAGTGCTGTGTCGCGATGTCACGAACATCCCTTCCGCCACGGCCGCCGATCAATGCGTGCTGCCGACCAGCGCCAATGCGGGTCCGGTGATGGGCGCCTACCAAGGCCCGGCGATCACCAACAGCACGGGCGCAACGGCGACCTACACGATCCAACTACAGGTTGGCGGTTGGGGTTCGGTTTTCGCCGGCACCAACGCGACCCCGACGCGGGTCACGGTGGGCTCGAATCTTGTCGTGACAAGTTCGAACCTGTACGCAACCGTTGGTGCCTACGCGGTCAACACGGAAATCGGCGTGGCACTTGCGACCGGCACGAACACGGCTGTCGGCGCGAACCTCACGGGCGCGTCGTCCGGAAACACCGCCGTCGTCAACTGCTATATCAACTGCCGCTAAGGCATCTACCAGGGGGACCGTTTTATGTCACAAGTCCGCATCACGCTTCTTGAGAAGTACCGCAAGCCCGAGGAACTCAACGAGCCCATCCGGCTCGTTTACGGGACGGACGTTGCCGTGCCGATGAGTTTCGGCGGCATGACCTCCGAGGCGATCAACGATTTCCGTGGCCCACGGCAAGAGATCGTGGCCGAGCCGCGCGTGTGGTTGCTGCATTGGGATGACGAGGCCATGCGCTCGACGCTCGTCCCGCAGGAAGTCGCCGCGCACTACTTCGGCGACCAGCGATGCAAAGACCCCGCGGCGGTCAAGGCGCTCGTTTGTAATCCGCTCAACGTCGAGCGCGATCGCGTGGCGAAGATTTGGGGCGACTACGATTTCGCCTCGGAGTTCGGGCCGTACTCAAGTATCAAAATCGACGTGCCGCGCATGCCGAAGGTGAAGATTCAAAACGTCAACGGCAACGGCGTTACGGTCGGGGAGAGTTTCTACGACCCGTGGGCGTTCTTCGAGTTCGAGAAACACCTTGACCCGCGCTCCGCACAACTGCGCTTGAAGAAGGCGCAGGCCAATCGTGCGGTTGTGTCCGTGAAAGAAATGATCGAGCAACTCGATGAGAACACGCTGCGGCAGCTTGCCCAAGGGTTAGCGCCGCTCTTGAAAGGCAACAATGGCAACCAAAAAGTCTAAGGCGCAAGCGCCGGTCATTGGTGCGCTGCCTTGGTCCTATCCGCAGCCCACGAAGCCCAACGCCGAGCAAGGCCCGAAGGTCGGCTCCGGTTCGGCTGACGCGCTCGCTTCCTACTTCGGGAAGAAGCGTTAGGAGAGTTAGGGTGCTGCAGAACCCCCTGGCTGCAGCACCCTAGCGCGTTATGGCCGTTCAGTTACAAGACCTCGAAAACGGGGTCCTTTCCAATACGCAGCAGTCGCAGTTAGTGAACTTCGGCGGGCCCCCACCGTGGGCAAATGCAACCAACCCGCAACTTAATCAAGGCATCGTGGACTACGCCGTCAATCGCGCCTACCAGCGCCTCATGAGCGACCTGGCCGACATTGAGATATACACCTACCAAACGGTTTTCTCAAGCACGGCGAACACGATCAACTACAATTTCCCGCTCAATGTTGGCGATCCGAACATGCAGCGGGTTATGCGCGTTTTTTATCAACCGATCGGGCAGTCGTGGACCTTAGAGTTTGCTCCGGGCGCGCGGCTTGTGTCATGGACCCGCTTTCAAGCGTATGCCGGCGATGGGTACCTGCGCCCGTTTACCTACGATATCATACCGCAATTTGCGAGCATTACGCCTAACCGTAAGACGCTCTCATTCTTTCCCGGCTGCGCGAATGCCGGCGATACCATCACCGTGCAATATGTGCCGGTGCTTACGCCCGGGACGAGTGTGCCGCCGCTCGTGGCGGAAACCGATGCGATCGTGCTGCCCGATGAGTGCGAAGAGGCAATCATCTATTGGGCGACCTCGCTGTGCTGGCCGAAGCTGCGCGAGTTTGGAGCGATGCGCGAGTATCAACAGATGTACGCCGCAGAGGTCGAACGGCTGCGGGAAACCCTTTCGCAACGCAGTAAGGGCGATACGCAGCGGTTTGTCGATCGTGAAGAATCGCTCTGGAATTCGATGCCAATTGGCGGATTGACCTACCTGCCATGATTAACGGGGCTGATCCGAAAGCGCCGGTCTACATTCCGTATATGAATCTCGGGAGCCTGAACACGCGCAAAGACGTGCATGCGCTCAACCGGGACGAACTCGTGCAGTCGGTCAACTGTTGGCCGGCCTACGACCAATCGCTCTCCAAGCGCCCGGGCAACACCTATTTCGTCACCGCCAACGGTGCAACCGGCAGCGGTGCGGCCGGTAAGGCCCTGTGCTCCTGTCGCTTTGCCGATGTGACCTATAACCTCGTCCTCTCGGGCAGCACGGTCTACGCCGCGAAGGCGACCGATACGTCATTCACGCCGATCGGCACGGTCAGTTCAAATGCGACCTATATTACTGCCGCGCAGATGTTCGACCCGACCACGGCGGCCGTCAACGGCGGCGACGGTATCGTGTTCGTGTGTGATGGGAATTCGACGCCGCAGTATTGGAAGGGGCCGGGGAATATGCTTGCGACCGTCGCGACCGGCGCAAACAACTTGCCCGCGCGGGCGGACCTCATAACGCCGATTCAACCGCAGTTTTGTAAGACGCTCGGGAACAACTCGCACCTCTTCTACTCCGGCGATGCGACCATGCCGAGTGCGGTGTTCATCTCCAACCCATTCAACCCGCAGCAGTTTACGTCTACGTCCATGATCTCTAACCCTTACGGGTACGCCTCGGGTGCCTACTTCCCGGCCATCATCGGTAATAACGATGGGGTCGAGGGCGGCAGGATTACGGGCATGGAGTCGCTCGGTGGCGCGATGCTGATTTTCAAAGAGGCCGCGATCTACAGCATGTATCAAACGACGCTGCTCGGGGACATTCCTGTTTGGCAGGTGCAGCAGGTGTCCAATTCGGTTGGGTGCCTCTCGCCAAGAAGTATTGTTCGATTCGATACGTTCATTGCGTTTCTATCGCTCGATGGCGTGTATATCACCGATGGGTCGGCCGTCACGAAGATTAGCGGCGACGTGCCGACCATCTTCGATTCGTCCTGGTCCGGCAACGCGGCGCTCATTACCAATCGCACGACCGCGATCGGCGTGCGCTTCTCGCAGAAGCTTTTGATCTTCTTTGCTAGTAACGGTTCGAGCTACAATAATGCGGGCGTTTGGTTTGCATTTGATCGGCAGGCATCCAGCGGCAATCCGAGCTGCGGCCAGATCAACGGCATGAATGTCGGCGGTGCGGCGCTGCAAAATGGCCCAAACGATATGGGTCTGGTCGTATGGTGCGACGGGTCCACAGATAAAGTCTCGACGTTTGGGAGCGGCTTTAGCGATTGGGGCAGCAACATTCAGTCCAACTTCGCCACCAAGGGCGATATGATGGATGACGTATTCGGCCCCGATTCGGCTATTTGCGTAAAGCAAGCGCAGGACGTGTTTCTGCTCGTGCAGTTGCTCGGCGTCAACTCGCAGCCCAATGTCAATTTTACGGGAATTGTCATTGCCGATCTCCTGCAAGCCTACACGCAAGCCTTATCGCAAGGGCTGCTACCGCCGCCCACGGGCGGAACATGGGGCGTCGGCACATGGGGCAATCTCATCTGGGGCTCATCGGCCACTAACGCGCAGTATTACGTCTTAAAGATTCCCGCGCAGTCGCTCGCGCAGGGGCGCATTTTACAGTTTGCTATCCAGGAGTCATCGCAAGTCCCGTGGATCATCATGGGGCTTCTCGCTTATGTGAATAAGCAGGAGGTTGGATTTTGAGAAAACTTCTGTCGGTTCTAGCTTCGTGTATGCTGGTCCTGAGCGCCGTGACCGTGCTGCCGCAGGCGGCCGAGGCGGCTTCATGTAGCGTGCCGAACACGTTTACCAACGGCACGACGGCCGATGCGAACCAAGTCAACGCGAACTTCAGCAGCTTGGTGTCGTGCGGCAATAACATTGATCATAACAATATCGGCACGGCCGGAATCTACGCCTCGCAGATCATTCCCACGACGACTACGCAGGCGACCTTTGGCGGCACGATAGCCTATGTATTCGCCAATGGCCTCACGGTCAACGGGGGGCTCACGGTCAACGGGGGGCTCACGGTTACGAGCGTAACGTCAACTAACGGCCTAACGTCCGGCTCGTCCACCTACGGCCCAACGAGTGCAACGATAGCGGGTTCCGGCGGTAACATCAATCTTGGCACAGATACAATAGGTACGTTCTCTATTGTCGTGGACACGTTGACATCGAACATCATCCCGTACTCGGCAAGTCGCCCGTTCAATGTGTCAAATGCCGCCGACACTGTCAATAATTTTCAGATAGCCGACGGCGGAGGTGTCCTAGGCCGTCAAAGCGGAAACACAACGCTGTCCTACGTTCCACCGATCTATACCGGGGCCGGCGTAGCGGTGGGTGCCACCCTCCATGGGGCAATGGGAACATGTGCATTTTCTAGCAGCACGGTGTGTACCGTAACACTAACGGTGTCGGCGGTCTTTAGTGGAAACAACACATATTCATGTAGCGTCGCCGACAACAACGGAAGCCGTGCATCAGGTGCCTTTTGGGTCATTTCGTCGAGCGGGTCACTTTTTTACATCAATTCCACCAATACAACAAGTGATACGGTTACCTACCTCTGCATCGGGACCTAACGATGCCGCAATCCCGGAGTAACGCATCCACTATTCTGCGCGCTCGGCGTACAGGTCGGGTAGCATGAGGTTCATGCGTTCGGCCATACTCCTCAAGGAGGGTGCTCGTCTACCTTTGCGGGGCGGCAATGAACCACGATAACGCGGGCGGCATCCTGAACTATATCCCCTTCGTGTTGCCGCCCGTTTTGAGTACCACGCGCCCGAACCGCTGCGGCCGTGGCGTGCTCGTCTATGTGTCGGCCGCTGCAAATACGCCCGTGGCCGTCACGCACAATATCGGCCGGGAGGTCCAAGGGGCGATCGTCGTCATGCACAACCTCTCGGCTGGGGCATCGAGCTTTCCGCCACGGATCGCCCTGACTAGCGGCACCCGCACGACCCAGGTTCAGACCGTCCAGTTCGACGCGACCGCGACCAATGCGCTCGTGTTTCTTTTTTGACTTCTACGCAAGGGGAGGGTAGAATGGTGAGGATGGCTACTGCGGCCGATTGGCCGCAGATTCAGGCGCTTCGCGAAGCGCACTACGTTCGCTACCCGAAAACCCTCGTTCCGGTTCCCGAGAATGCCTTGTGGTGGGTAGTTGGAGAAGAACGAATCCTGGCGGCCTGCGCGGCAGTTTTTGTGACCGCTCCCCAAGCTTTAGCCTTGGTGAGTGATCTCTATTGCGTCGATGGTCCGGCTGGGGCGCGCGGGGTATCGGCGATCATCTCAGCGTTTAACGCGCTCAAGGCCAAAGGATTCCGCACCATGACGATCGTTCCGCAGGACAACCTCTCGATGATCAAGGCGCTCTACAAGCACGGCTTTCACGGCTCGGCCGTGGTGGTGGAAAACTAATGCCCGCAGTCGCATTGCCGGTCATTGGCGGGGCCATCCTTAATGGTATTTTTCAGAACCATCAGAACCAACAGAATCAGCAGAACGCGAATCAGGCGCAGCAGAACGCGCAGCAGTTTGACGCGCAGCAGGAGCAGCAGGCGTTTGCGAACCTGCAGCAGCAGCGATTGACCGCGCTCAATGCCCTCTCGCAGTACCAGCAGCAGAACCCCAACCCGGCGGCTGGCTGGGGGCCGATCATTCAGCCCGGCAACACGGCACCGCAAACCATCGGCGGCGGCCTGGTCGGCGCGAACGGCTCCATGCAGCAGATGCCGACCGCTAGCGGCTTAACGGGCAACCCGAACCAGCCGGCAATGAACTATCAATTATTGCAGGCGCTCATTTCCGCATGGTCGCCCCAGCGGCAGCCGACGCCGCAGCCGCCTCGAACGGTTGCGCCCACGGGGCCGGGTGGGGTCGGTATCCCTCCCCCCTGGAATCCCGGCACGGGCTTTTCGGGCACGCCGCCCCGTCCAACTCCGACAAGGTTCGAGGCGTTATGAGCTTAGTGGCACCTTTCTCGGTTTGGAATACTACAGGCCAAAACGGAATGAGCAACATGCTCCCGCAGCGCCCGCCCTACACACTTCCGATTACCGGGCCGATTTTCAGAGGCATCGGTGGCGTCGGCGGTGGAGGCGTCGGCGGTGGAGGCGTCGGCGGTGGAGGCGTCGGCGGTGGAGGCGTCGGCGGTGGAGGCGTCGGCGGTGGAGGCGTCGATGGCATCGGTGGCAGCCCGCAGCAAAACCTACAATCAATCCTGCAAAACTACAGTTCGCCCAATCCGCTGCAGCCGTACTACATGTCCAACCCGACGATGGGGCAGGCGACCTACGGCACGGCCGCGTCAATGGGCGCGGCGCAGTCGAGTGCGAATCCGTACTTGAGCGATCAACTCATGCAGGCGCTCTCGCCCGACTCGACCATCGGCCAGATTTACTCGTCGTTCATGCCGCAAGCCGCGCAGGCCAATAACGCATTACAGAACCAACTTGCCGCGGCGGGTATCGTCGGCGGCGGGGCGATCGACGCGCAGAACCAACTGCAGGCCAATCTCTCCGCCTCGCTCGGTAACGCCCTTGCAGGCGCGATTCAAAACGCCCAGGGCAACATGCTACAGGGCAGCGAGTTCGGGTCGGGGCAGAACATGCAGCAGTCGCTTGCGAACGCGAACTTCTTGCAGCAGGCATTGGCGCAGAACGCGGGCTTCCAGCAGCAGATGGGGCTTGCGAACATGCAGGCCGGGAACGATATGACCGTGCAGAACCTGCGCGATATTATCGGGCAGCAGAGTGCGAATACGCAGCTTGCCAACAACGCCCAGAACGCGCTTGCAAATGCGTTGCTCAATAACTACTACAACAACTTCAACGCCTTCCAGAACGTCAATTCTGCTGGCCTCAACGGCGGCATCGGCATTACGCAGCAGGGGCTCAGTAACGCCGGGTCGCTCGGCAACATAGCCGCGAACGCCTACGGTATCAGCTCAAGCTCGCCCTTTGCGGGCCTGGGCTCGGCGCTTGGGTATGCGTTTGGCGGGGGCCAGGCGCAGCCCTCGACCGGGGGAGGCTTCTAGTGCCCTGGCAGCAAGAGTCACCGTTGGGGGCGGCGGTCGGGTTCGCGGCGCAGTATTTGAACGCCAGGCAACAGCGCGAGCTTGAGCAGCGGCAAATGGCGCTCGAACAGCAAGAGGCGGCGCGGCAGAACGCCATGCTTGCCATTGAGATGCAACGCGCGAAAGCGGACGAGGCGGAGAGTGCTGCGCGCATAAAGAATTACGAGATGGAGAATGCCCAGAATGCCGCGGATCGGGCATTCGAGTCAGGCCTGCAGTTGCCGAAAAATTGGGGATCAATGACGCCGCAGCAGCAAGTGGCCTATCTGCAAGTGCGGCAGAACGCGGCGCGCAAAGCCGGCGATAAAGATGTCGTCAATGAAACGCAGTCGCAGATTAACAGCATTTCACTTGGCGATCAGCGGTTTGCGAACACGCAATACACGCTGCAGGGGCGTCTCCCGCTGGCCCAAGCGCAAACGGAAAACGCGAAGAACGCCTTCAATCATGCCATGGCGCTGTTGGATGCGCGCGGCAAGATCGCGTTGCAGGCGGCCTACGCGCGCGGCGGTGGTCGCGCGGCCGGGTCAAGCGCCTACATTAATGCGCTTAACGCGCTTTCGCGCACGCAATACAGCGAACAAGTTCGCGCGGCGCTCGATGAATACAACCAGCAGATGCAGAACTACCGCGCGTCATTCGACACAAACGGCAACCCTACGATGGCCGAGCCGGCGGCACCGAACATTCAGGTGTCCGTGCCGGTCTATGTTCCTGGCCCGAACGGGCAGCCAATGGTCATCCATGTTCCGCAATCGCAGCCTCGGACCCCGGCCGCGCAGCCGAGGGCGCAGGCCGCCCCGCCTGCCCAGCCGCAGCAGGGCGGCAACTGGTTCGGTGACGCCATTCACAACGTCGAGCAGTTCTTTGGTTTCGGCGAAAAGACAAGGAATATCGGCGGCACGATCTACTACAAGCACGCTGACGGGAAATGGTACACGTCGCCATGAGCGGATTAACCGATGCGCAACTCAATGCGCTGGAGGCGGCGCATAACGGGCAGCATGGGCTAACGGACGATCAGCTTAACGCCTTGCAGCGCACCCACCAGGCAGCGGACCAGCTGCGCGTGCAAAGGCAACAACTCCCAAGCAGTAGGGTCATTGATCTCCTGAAGCGCCAGGGGCAACTCGCAATTAGTGATTCCATCAGTTTCGCGATGCAGCCGATGGGTAAGATCATTGATCTCCTGTCGCGCTCGGATGAAGCGACCACGGCCGGAATCCGACACGGCCTCGGGGCGGGCTGGAATACCTTTTTGCATTCCGAGCCGCAAACGCAATATCAGCACGATACTGCGGAGATTACGCGGCACATGATGAGGCTCACGCCGCAGCAGTATGCACAACTCCCGGGGTGGAAGCGCGGGAGCGCTGAGTTTGCAACGCAGACGTTAACCGACCCGATCACATACATAGACCCGCTTGTTAGTGGTGGGCGCGGCCTTGCGGTGCGCGCAGGAAAGTCGGCGCTGCCGATGCTCATGCGCGCGGCGGAAGCGGCAGAGAGATCGAGGCTCCCGGGGCTCGCGACGGCTACTGAGGCTGCGCGGCACTACGCGACCAAGGCGCATAACTTCATGACGGGCGGGGGCGAAAATGCCGCACATGCGCTGCGCGAGGAGGCGCTCCGTAACGGCCCTGCCGGTGTGGATAACTGGCGGCGGCTTTACTCGCTGCGCGGTGCCTCCGATGCGATGAGCGCTGATGTGGCAAACGCCCTGAGCACGGGGTTTAATCGCGCCATCGAGGGGCTCAATAGCCAGGAGCGGCTGTCGGTCTATCGCGCTATTCACAACGGAACGATCGAGAGTCTCCCCGACAACCTCAAGAACGCAGCGAAGCAGATCGTTGCCTATGATCGTGCGATTCCGTACCTTGGTGGTTCGCAGGCTTTACGCAAGCAGATGCAGACGCTGTACGGCTACACGCTGCCAAAGGACTTGCAGCGGTTCGACATCGGCACTGCCTTCACGCCGAGCAAAGCGCGCGGCGTCGTGCGGACGAACAATTTTTTAGAACAGCATATTCCGCTGCCGCATGAGGCGACCCCCGAAGAGATCGCGGCGCTTGAACGGAACTACACGACGTTCGCTCGACCCAAGCGAGATGCGGCTTCCACGCGCAATTTACAGTTTCAGCCGCGCCGTCCGACCGATCCCGACATGGAAAACCCCCTGACAATTAGCGACCCGAACCTCATCGAAGAACTCTTTCACGGGTCGTTCAAGCGTGCGGGCCGGCAGATTGCCGCAGCGGATTTGCAGCAGCAGGTAGCGCAACTCTTCGGCAACCCACGACAGCTCAACGCGCGCCTTGGGAACGTCACCCGCGAAGACCTCGAACGTGCGACGAAGCTGCGGACGAATAGTAACCACGCGGACCTTTCGCTGCCGGCGCGGCGCAAGGCTCCTGCCGTTCCGGCCGTTCCGGCACGGCAAGGGACGGCGACGGTGAATCGCTACGCCGACGTACCGAGCCATATCCGCAATATGTTCGTTGACCCCGGCAAGCCAATGGCCGGTAATGCTGCGGTTCAGCAGATTAACGACCTCTTGAAGGGTGCCTCGGATTTGTCGCGCTCGACCATGTTTTACAATCCGCTGCCTCACGCAATGCGGATCGGGTCATTACTTGCGCTCCATGCCCCCGAGGCGATCCCGAGCGCGCTCGGAAAGTTCCTTCGAGCGGGGGTGGGCTTTGCCTCACCCGAGCGGCAAGCGGAAATCTACGGGGCCGCGCGACATGCGGGCGCGACCGGACTCCCGAATGTCGAGCAGTCGCGGCTTGTGGACTTGCTCAATAAGGGCGGCCCGATCGGCAAGACGGCCGGTTTAGTTTACAACACCTCCGGCAAGATGTTGTGGGGATGGGACAACGCGGCAAAGGCGGCGCTCTACGAGCGCAACCTCAAGCAGTACGGCGACCCGCTCCTAGCGGCGTATCACACGCAACAATCGCTCGTGAACTACGAGCGGCCGTCGCAATTTATCGAGGGGGCTCGCATGCTATCATCCTTCCCAACCTGGCGCGTGCGCATGCCGATGGCGGTGCTTAAAGGCATTGCCGAGCACCCTCGCAACGCCGCGATGCTTGCGCGTCTAAATGGTGGAGCCTTGTTTGGGGCACCATTCTCAATGGACGGCGAGCAGCGCAAGATGTCTAGCTCTGCGCTCGGTGAGGCAGCGGAACTCGTGGATGACCCGCGCGCCTACGTTCGCGGTTCGCTTTCGCCGACGGGCAAGCTGGCCGCAAGTGCGCTAACTGCGCTCCTTGCCCACGGAAAGGGTGCCGACCCGCAGTATTGGACCTACAACAAACCGGCCGGGCAATATATACTCAACGAGCTTCCAGTGCTAAATCAGATTCTTCCATACACGGGCTACGGAATGTTTTCAGGAACGCCGCAAGACCAGGCGCTTATGCAACTCCTGGGGATACAAACACTGCATCCGTTTGTTGCAAAGCATCATGCCCGACATCATCGTCGCAGGGTGCCATGACGGGAAGTGGGGGTACAAGTGAGTGATCCAAACTGGGAATGGCGCATTGCTTATCTTGAGCGGCAGGATGTCGATAAGGAAAAGCGCCTGCGGGAATTGGAGAGCCGATTAGACGTGTTTAGTACCAAGCTGGATACTCTTGCCGAGGATACCCTCGAAATCAAAGCGGTCGTCAAGCTCTGGGAGCACGATCGCTATAAGAACCTTTGGGGCTTTCTCGTGACCGTGGTGGCGATTGTTGCCACAGGCTTAGTGGAACACTTTGTAAGGTAGGTACCTATGACGCTCGGACGTTTTTCTTTTGACCCCAAGGCCCTAGCCGGCACGCTTGCTACGATCGCCGGCGTGGTCGTGCAGTACGCCCCGCAGGTAACCCCGCAACTCCCCGCCAGCTGGCAACACGGCGCGGGAATCGTGGTTGCCGCAGCGGGCTTTATTCTTGCTATACTAGCTGAGAAACCAACCATCCAACCGAAAGGCAATCCATGAAAATCAACTTCGAACTGATCGCGCAGATTCTCGCGAAGGCCGAAACTTTCCTGACCGGCTCACCCGTCACGATTCCCGTTGCCCCCGAGGTCGTCACGATTGATGGCGTCACGCTCAAAATCGCGCTTGGGGCCGACTCCGTTACCATTCAGAAGGTCTAGCGTATGGCAACGGTCGTAAACGGAATTCTCTCGGGCGGCGGTGGCGAGAGCCTTTCAAGCACGGGCGGAAGCAGCACGATCACCGTTGCGGCCGGAGCCGGCACGACGGTCCTCAAGGCATCTGCAGGGCGTCTCGTGCAGGTGCTCGTCACGACGGCCGGCACGACCTCCCTCACCATCTACGATAACGCTTCGACCGGAAGCGGCACGATCATCGGCATTACGCCCCCGACGACTACCGTGGGTCAGGTCATCGTGTTTAATACTCCCGCCGTTAACGGTATCACCGCCGTCGGCGCGGCGGGCTCCCCGGCCGTCACGGCGAGCATCTACTAATGGCAAAGCATTGGATCAAGAGCGCGATTAAGCGCCCAGGCGCGTTCAAGCGCAAGGCGAAGGCCGCGAAGATGTCGGTCGAGGCATTCGCACGCAAAGAGCGACGCGCACCAGGCAAACTCGGGAAGCAAGCTCGCCTTGCTCTCACACTGAAGGGCTTCCGTAAGGGTGGCCGCATACGAAAGGGACGCCGATGAAGAAACGACTCGGACAGATGTCCGACCCCTCGGGCGATGATCGCAAGGTGAAGGGACGCCTGGGAGACCAGAGTCACGACGAATGCTCGCGTAAGAAGGGGTCCAAAGGGTCCAAGGGGCGCAAGGGCAAGATGCTAAAGGCCCTTGCGCACCATCGTGCAGGGAAGCGTAAGGGCGGTCGTCGCGCATGAGGGATGGAATCTCGGGCGATCCGGTGCCGGAGAGCTATCCCTATTCCTCCGCGACCAACACGGCCGCCAACGGCCACGACTTCTTCCCGATGGTCGCCTACGCGATATTCTGGCAAGAATCAATTGGAGGCGAAGTGGCGGGCAACTGGATTGCCTCAACGGTGGTCAGCCCGGACGGCGGCCACGGCTTGGGACAACTCACCTCGTCCTGGCCTGAAAATTGGGAAAACCCCTACGCCAATGCCGACTACGCCGTGGTGCATTTCATGTTACCGGCTTATCAGTATTGGCGTAACTCCTTGCAGGGGCCGGACCTCGTGCGGGCGATTGCGGCAAGCTACAACGCCGGTCTAGGCAACGCGATTGCGGGACATGCACGCGGCGACCTAGACAAATATACGACGGACAACTACGCCGCTCGCGCCCTGGTCAGTTATCAGCGCCTGCTTAACGGCGAGCAACTGTAGCCTCGTAGCGCGGGCACAAGCCGATATGCTGCCGAAAGGCGGCGACCGGATCGGCCCAATCAAGGTAGGAGTAGGTCTTGCCGCAGCCGCAGCAGACAAGGGTCTCTTTACGCGAGGCGGCCGTGTCGGGTTTCTTCATCGGTAGGGTTTCCCATAGCGCGGGGAAGGTGTATTCGGGTGCTGCTGTCATGGTCCCGCGTGTACCCATGACGAGCGTTTATTGTACGTTGCGGGCGGTCCCATTGTCGTTGCCGTCGTCCTCGTCCTCCCAGAATATCCGCAGGCAGCCCTTGCAGTAGATGTCGTCCCCAAGGATGGGTTCCTTGTGGCAGCGCAGGCACAGGCGCGTCATTCGTCCTCATTGCGCACAACGATGAGCGCCCACACCACCGCGAAGATGACAAGCGGGGTCGCAACGCCGAGGAAATAGACGAGCACGGGGTTCATGCAGTTCTCCTTCGGAACTTCTGGCGGACGAGGGGGCCGGTTGCGCGCACGGTTACGCGCACACGTTCGGGACCGTCGTCGAGGTACTTCTCGATCGTGAGTTTGCGGATGCAACGATCATCCGGGTAGACCGGGCCGATCATACCGTCGAGGATGCACTTGGGGAACGAGTCGATGTCACCGCGCGAATTGAACACGTCGATGCTCACGTGCGCGCCGAGCGGGTGGGTCCAACGCGCCAAGAGCACGGCGGCCTCCGCAAGTGATCGAATCCGGGCCTGATACTCGCGCGCCTCGGCGGACTTGAGCGCCTTGCCGGCAACGTGCCGATAGACCCGGTTATTAAGGCAGGGCCTTCCGGTGATCGTGAAGGCGACGCTTGGATTGTCGTCAGCCTTCACGAGAGCCGGAAGTTCACGTTGTGCCCGCAGATGCGCCGGAAGCTCGATATCCTTCTTCTCATCATCTCGCGATTTACGTCTCGATTAGCGGTCGATAGTCGTTCGACTTCACGTCAAACGTCCACGCCAGCGCTTCTTGCGTCGTCTCGCACTTCGGATCAACTCGGAGCGAGTACATCTTGTGCCAGCGCTTCCCGACCCATACGCCCGCGGCGTTCTCGTCCGGCTGGTAGTCAACAGGTTCTGGCGTCGAATTGACGACTTCCACCATGCACAACGGCTCTACATCGCCGATGTCTGCAACGAGCAGCCGGCGCGGGAAACCGTATTGGTCGGTATCTTCGTGGCGCACTTCCGCGCCGATCGCTTGCAAGTATCGCGCCGCGCCGAAACGGTCGATCATAATGCGCCGAACTTCCGCGTTGCGCTCGGATTGAATCTGCTGCGCCGTGATGGTCTCCGGCGATTCTACGACGTTCTGCTCGACCTGGATTCCGTGGATGAACCACAATGCCGTACCGTCGCGCCATGCAACAGCCGGACCTTCGAGCGAATGTAAGCGCCGAACGCCGCCATGTTCCGGCTCGCGTTCCAATATCACCGGCGGTTCGCAGACCATCACGAAATCTTCGCAGAACCATACCCAGCCGGCGGACATAAGATTCTCGTATGCTTCGAGGCGCGCGGCAATATCCTCAGAGATCGCGAGCCCCGCAACATCGCGAAAAAACGTCAGGTATGCAAGGCCCCAGCCGTAGCTGTATCCCGACCACCAGCGTCCACCCAAGTACCCGTACCACCATTGCGAGATCGCGTCGAGATATGCCCTACGGATAGCGCCATCATTTTCCGTTCGGGCGCTGTTAACGGCGCTGCGAACGGCGCTGTCAACGGTAATGCGAACGGCATCGTGAACGGCACTGCCAATGGTGTCGTAAACGTCACGGTGAACGACGCTGTCAACAGCGCTTTCAACGGCGCTGCCAACGGCGCTGCGAACGGCATCGTCAACGCTGTCAACGGCGCTGCGAACGGCGTTTTCAACAGCGCTTTCAACGGCGCTGTTAACGGCGCTGCGAACGGCGTCGTCAATGGCGCGGCCAACGGCACTGCGAACGTCACTGTTAACGGCAATGCGAACGGCGTTTTCAACAGCGCTTTCAACGGCGCTGTTAACGGCGCTGCGAACGGCGTCGTCAATGGCGCGGCCAACGGCACTGCGAACGTCACTGTTAACGGCAATGCCAACGGCGTTTTCAACAGCGCTTTCAACGGCGCGGCCAACGGCGCTGCGAACGGCGCTGTCAACGGCGTCATCAACGGCGTTGCCAACGGCGTCATCAACGGCGTTGCCAACGTCGCTGGCAACGGCGCGGCAAACGGCTCCTTCGTCGAGTTGACCTCTACGAAGAAGCTTGATCGTTAATGCGGCTACGGGTCCGGAAACAGCCATGATCACAGGTGAATCGACCCACACGATCGCCTTCGGCTCGGGCTTTCCCGCAAAGCGTAATGCGGCGCGAATACCACGCTCAACGCGCTCTCGATCTGCGGGCTTCGTCGAGAGACTTTGCTCAATCCAGCGGTCAGCCCACGGCTGCATTTGCGCCCGCTCATGAGCGGTCAGCTGTTTAATATATTGGCGCTTCCGCATTAGTCCATCACCGGAACGGGAGCCATGTCATGTGATGTGTATTCCCGCTGTTGCACGACTTCGTATGTTCCTGGCGGTAACGTGATCGTCGCGTGCTCTTCATGCCGCAATTCGACACCACTGCTTGCCATGATGCGGAGAAAACGCTGGCCCGTGTCTGCCGTGCGAACGAGTTCCACCGCGTGGCCCGTGGGAGGATTAATACGATGCCGGTGCCCGGTCACTTCTCCCCATGCCAAAACGATAGCGCCATCCGTATCGTTCGGCACCACCTCTGTGCCGTCCGGAATCGCGGCAATCTTCCTGATAAGTACGTCACCTTGTCTAAACATCATGATGGTTTCCCTTTCCGCACGCCGAGCGCGCAAACCGTATTAGTCTCTTTGTGGCGGGTCAACGTCGATTTTGTCGTGCTCATGCTGCTCGTTCTCTCTCCGCGGCGGCGTAGAGGCCCAAATCAGCGCCGCCGATGCCGGAAAACAACGATACGACCCTAATCAAGGCGGCCGTCATGCCCCTCTGCGCAGCCGGGGCCGCCCGTGCCGTAGCGCGACAGCACCCGGTATTCAAACAGCCCCTCCGCAACTCGGCGTCGCTCGACCGTGAACGCCCCGAACCGGGGCTTGCGCAGGTCCCGCAGGCGGGCGGACACC